CTGTTGCTGCCCCCGGATCGGATGTTGTCGCTGTTGCTGGCCCTTCTGTCTCTGGAGATGATGGTGGCGCTGTTGCTGCCCCCGGATCGGATGTTGTCGCTGTTGCTGGCCCTTCTGTCACTGGAGATGATGGTGGCGCTGTTGCTGCCCCCGGATCGGATGTTGTCGCTGTTGCTGGCCCTGGAGCTCCTTCTATTCTCTTTCTGCGTTGTTTACTCATGTCCCTGATGGAAAAATGCCTGAACACGATACTGTAACATGTTACACATTTTTTCAAACGAAAGCGACGATAACAATTGTTGCACGCTTCAATGCATACAAAAAAAAAGTTTCGTGTAAGTATTCAATCTGTACTCCGTAAATGATGATTTGTGAATTTGGCGGCAACGTGATTGCCCCTTTGGTTGTAGGAGCCATGACTGCGGTCTTGTACGCGCTCGTCACTACTAGCAATTCTATGGCAAAAGTGTCGAACACTAGGGATGCCACCACTAGCCATTCGGGGTCGAACAACACTTATAACGTTACCGGTGGGACAAAAAACACGCGTTCGGGAAGAGCTTCAATAGTACTTAGTACTATTGCAATATTCATCCTTTCCGCGGGACTGACGTACGGGTTAATGGTATATCGACAAAGAATCGGTGACGATGGATCTGCAGTAACATCTACGACACACCACGATATTGATGCCTATAATTTACCTAAACCTGTTGTTGACTCTACTATCTTTGAGGCTGCTGATGATCGAATTAGTTTTGTAGCCAATGATGGAGGTGGTTGCAAGTCCGTTCTTGATGAAATGATGAAGTTCGCGGATACGAGTGGGTCGGTTCCTTTCTAAGAACATTTGTCTCAAAAAAATATGGAACATGACAGTACGATGTACGCAGTGTCATGATTACCAAAGCATTCGATACAAAGACGGGGTCAACAATCATTTCTATCATATTCGGTCTAGGGTTGGCTGCACTGTTCAGACAAAGTTGCAAGGGGGACCGTTGTATCGTGATAAAATCACCGAACGTTCAGGAGGTTGAGAAGAACATATACCGTTACAACCAGCACTGCTACCGGTACAATGCTAACATAGTTCCGTGTGACACAAAGAATTCGAGCGCGAGTCAATGAAATATTCAATGCATCGGGGCAACCGCTGATATACCGACGACACGACACCACATTGAGATGTGACCTGACCGTATCATTTACAGTCAATGGGCGTTCCTGCCTCCCGGCCGATTTTTTTAAATTTCTAATCAGGATTTAGAGCCTCTTGAACGACTCGTTAGCTTGAGACATAAGCACCATGGAATTACAAATCCGCTCCATACCATGTTCGCAACCAGTCCAAATCGGCCGGGAGGCAGGAACGCCCATTCAGTCCACGTCTCGGTTCACAGCGCACATTTGATACACTGCATTACTTTGTGGAACTTGACGTTCTTCACAATCTTCAATCTTCTTGTATTGGCGCGTTCAAATTATCAAAATATTTTAGTTACCTATTATTGTAGAGGTTGGTTTCACTTCACGTTGTTTTGCACTGCATGTGAAAACAACCTTTGCAGTTTCTGTAGCTCAATGGCAGAGCGCCATTCTTATGAAATGGAGGTTGCGGGTTCGAGTCCCGCCTGAAATATTTACTTCCACGGAGAGTCTTCCTGGAACATATTCTTAAACTTCGCCGTGAGAGCTGGGTCTTGCTTGCTCAATTGCTCTTCGTACAATGTCCTTGGGAGGAATCTATACTCTACCCTGACGTTCTTGTTCATTTCTAGGAACTTCTCTTCGTAAATTCCGTGGATGATGAGCGCCATTCCCACGAACAATGTGAGAACTACGAATACCTTCATGTTAATGTATTGAAACACGAAAAGAATCGCGAAACGATAGCCACACACCATCAAGGAGTTGCGCGCGATCTCAGGACCGACGTTGGACCCATTTCATCAATGTTTTATCTGAGACAAGACACACACACAATTTAGGGGAATTAAGTATAAAAAATACATTGTTCAAAAGAACACTTCACATACACCACCGTGTACATTTTTTCTATATCAATTAAAACTTGAATATCTTGTTATTCATGCTCATATCGAGGACATTGTCTAATAAATGTTTCTGTTTCCAAAAGTTTTTCACTAAATGTAGGCATTACAGCAAACATTTATTACAGAATAAGAAATATCACGTCACAAAAAATACAATGACTTCTATCTTCGTATTTTATACAAATGTATCTAACATTAGTGTGCCACCCGAACTTGAAAAAGAAGACGCATATATTAAATCTGTAATCGATATATTGGTTCTCGTTTCAAAAAAATACCAGTATTTGGGAATCGAGATTATTGATGTTTTAACGATAATTATAGTCGTTGGGATAATCAGAAATTTTAAAACTACTTAAGTTTTTGCGCACATGTTCGTTTGTGTAAGGATACACCACGCGAAGAACTGAAAAAGCGCCCACACCCCTCACAAACATGTCCCTCGTTCACATGAACTTCTGCAGACATGGGAGATTCATTCGCGCCAATATCGTCGTCGTCCATCTCCCTGCACACGTCGGTTATGTTTGAGAACAGCTCACGCAACTCATCATCTGCCTTCGACGTAAGATTGAGTGCCGCTGCGAGGTGTGTAGTACGCACGTTGTGCACAAAAGATCGAATACGACCGACATGCTCTACCATTTGCGATAGCTTTGCAAACACCACTTGTCGTTTGATTTTGTTGCGATCTTCAACGTCTGAAATACTATTCGTGGATGAATCTTTGTTTTGTTCATATTGCGCCACCGTCATGAAAACATGAAGGACTCCTTTGAGCCACACCAAATCCTCATCCTTGCAATCAGTGAATCCTGCGAAAATAATCGGTATTGATACGCCTCCCCGCCCCGGCATCATCACGAGTTTGAGAGGCCCCTTGTCAGGGATGTTCTCTGATCGACAACTCACGAACACCCCCCCTATGAAAGCGCGACCATTTCGCTCTGATATGTTAGCCACATCAGACTCAAAACGCTCTACGTCCGAACGTGTGACAACACCTTTATTCTTTACCTCCACCGCGATGAAAGATGAAGGACTCGCGAACCACCATATATCACACGTGTGGGGAGATTTAGACATGTCGCGCACCTCCGACGTAGGCCACTCTCGTCTAAGGAAACTCGCAATACGCTCCTCGCCTACAGCTCCCCGGGCACTGTTCGAGCGACGCAGGATATCCATCTCTCTTTCGAGATCCGCTAGCTGCATCCTCAACGCCTTTGTGTCGTCTGTCTTTCGCGCAACCTCCTTTTCGATTTCCCGGTCACGCAAGGAAGCAAGATTCGCCTCTACATTTCGCAACTGCACTCGTTCTTCCGCGCATCCCTCTGCAATTCCTGCACGCACGCGCATCTCCAACACACTGGATAATGCAGAACGCTCCCTCTGCACAGCAACCACAGAATCTCTTCGTTCCTTCTCAAGAGCATCTGCGAACCTTGTCTTTTCAAGCTGAAGATCATCGGCTAACCTTGCCTTTTCAAGATGAAGATCATCGGCTAACCTTGCCTTTTCAAGCTGAAGATCATCGTCTAACCTTTCCTTTTCCAACTTCAAAGCATCGTCTAACCTTAACTTTTCCAACTCCAAAGCATCGGCTAACCTTACCTTTTCCAACTTCAAAGAATATGCTACCGCAGAGAGTTCCTTGTTTAAAGTCGCGAGAGTAGGTGATGCTGGTAAGATAGTTTTTGCAGCGTGTAAGCCGTGGACAAGTAAGGTTTGTATTGCTTGGTCTCTTGGGCGTGGTTGCAAAACTAGCCATTCCTCGAGGTTGAAGAAAAGATCAGCATTCGTAGACGTATCGATGATCAAGACCTTGACACTACTACCGGAACTTGACACTTGCATGTTGTGTATAGTGAATTTACTTTCATTCAATCTAATTCCCCATGTTTTTATGCTCAAAATACACTCGATTTCACTATTTACCCCCCTCCTCACTCCGACATCGGATTTGATAAGCATTGATGAGGCGGGTTTTTACATCGGTGACACTTAATGGGCGTTCCTGTCTCCCGGCCGATTTTTTTAAATTTCTAATCAGGATTTAGAGCCTCCGGAAAGACTAGCTAGCTTGAGACATCAGCACCGATGAATCACAATTCCGCTCCATTCCATGTTTCGCAACCAGTCAAAATCGGCCGGGCGGTAGGAACGCCCATTACTTGTCGCAGAGGGTATTGCCAACGCGGCAAACGTTTAAATATCCAAATTTATCGGACGTTGACTGTACTGTAATCCCTGTGCAGAGCATCATAAAAAAAAGGCGGTACAGTGTTCAACAGCGGTACAGTGTTCAACTGCGGTACAGTGTTCAAATTAAAGTCTATATAAATAATTTGTGCCATTCCCGGACACAACACGTTTTACTGTAACCATGGGTATTAAGAGGTACTCAATTCGCCAAACTGTATCGATGAAGCGCAACGTAAATGACATGCGTTCTGCTGCAAAATCCCTTTGCGAAATGCACAAGAGTGAAGTTCTTCATCAAGATCAAACCACCCCCCATCGCAAGCGCATGATGTTCTCGCTTAATACTTCTACTTTGGTGTCTGTTTACAGCACTCAATCTATTCCCCCACCGTTTGTACGCGATGAACTCCAGGATGCATGTAAATTGTTCATCAATTTCTTGACATCGTTCCCTAAGACCCCTCCTCCATCGCATGTGGTCGCCGAATTGCCCACCAGAAGCCCCCTTCACGAGGCTTTCTTGACATCGTGCCCTAATACCCCTCCTCCATCTCATGTGGTCGCCGAATTGCCCACCAGAAGCCCCCTTAACGAGGCTTTCTTGACATCGTGCACTAAGACACCTCCTCCATCGCATGTGGTCACCGAATTACCCACCAGGAGGATCCTTCACACGGCATACAGTGTAGCGCCGCCTTATAGTAGCATACAGTGTAGCGCAGCCGCCTTCATGGCATGTACGGTTTAGAGCCACCGCTATTCATGGCATGTACAGTGTAGCGCCACCGCTATTCATGGCATGTACAGTGTAGCGCCACCGCTATTCATGGCATGTACAGTGTAGCGCCACCGCTATTCATGGCATGTACGGTGTAGCGCCACCGCTATTCATGGCATGTACGGTGTAGCGCCACCGCTATTCATAGCATGTACAGTGTAGCGCCACCGCTATTCATGGCATGTACAGTGTAGCGCCACCGCTATTCATGGCATGTACAGTGTAGCGCCACCGCCTTCATGGCATTTTTTGTAACAATTGAAATTCCCCATTCCTTGTCCCATTGTCTCGTTTCTCATCATGTGAATTGCTGCTCTGAAAGAATCATGGAGTCGGGATTTTTTGCATTTTTACAAAACCTTGTCGCATTGAAAAAACGTTTATGTAAGATACTCGACAGACGATATCTTAGCCCACGCCTTTCTCCGCGTCTCTTCGACAAGCTCTTCTGGAATACTTATTGTGGTAGAATCGCGCTTGGGTCCTCCCCTCCGAAGAACACTGCTCCCAACAGGACACCTCGATATCTCCTGTGCGAGAAGTTTAGTGCGTTCAGCAAGGACTAATGGAGGCTCTCGAAAACCTGCAGAAGCCACAACCAATACTCCATCACTCTCAATTGCTGATAGAGAAAGTGACGCCATAATGACATCTACGATTTATTAAACGCACCATTTTTATACTCGTTTTCTTCAGGGCCTGATTGAATTTTGAAGATAATGTCTAAACTTGACGTGTTGATGAGTCGCATACACAATTTCCGTGAAAATAACAGGGTGAAACATCTTGCAGAACAAAATGCACCTACTACTACTACTAATTCTGCAACTACGAACATTATTGAAGAACGTGGATGGCCTCTTCTTAGTTCCGACAGATTCGACTCTATCATCCGTTCTCGCATGCACTTGAATAATCTGAACATGCATCTTGAAACTGGGAATCGGAAATTGAAACCTCACCAAGCTTTTGTGCGCACGTTCCTAGGAAAGGATACACCATATCGAGGTCTGATATTGTACCATGGTCTCGGTAGTGGCAAAACGTGCGCCGCCATTGCAGCGGGCGCTGCAGAAGCCACTACCAAGAAGATGGTTGTCCTTCTGCCTGCATCCCTTGAGGCTAACTTCAAAGCTGAAGTGGAACCGTGTGGAGGAGAGTCCCTCAACATCAGGTACATCAGGTACAACGGTCTCTCCGACACTTCTGTGGACAAGCTCCTTCGTGAGCACCCCCCCATATTCGACGATGCAGTGATCGCGATTGACGAGGCACACAACTTCGTGCAGACTGCATCGAACGGCGGCGTAGTACAGCGTGTGTACGAGGCGATCCTTAAAGCCCGTCGATGCAGGGTAATGCTTCTTTCCGGAACCCCGTTGGTAAACTCGGCACATGAGGTAGCTCTCCTACTGAACCTCGTTGACGGTTACAAACGAGAGTACACCGTCCCGCTCTCACGCCCGTTAAATCAGAACCAGATATCTGCACTCTCATCGAGCCCCGTTGTGCAGTCCTTTACTCCATCCGTAGTGGGACGCCTTCTGCGCCCTGCCGTGCGCATCACTTTAGTACCTGAGGGCTTCCGCATCCCCGATACAGACACCAAAAGAGACCTAGTCGTTCGCAGTGACGACGGCGCCGATCGTGATGCTACAGATTTGGTTGCAACAGCCCTACAGCTTCCTCCTGATCGTGTAGAGGCTGCCATGACCAGACCTGTGCTATTGAAACCGTTATCGGATGATCGCGATGAGTTCGAAGCTGTGTATCTGGTTGATGAAGGACGACATGGTAAAAAGAAGATCCTTAGGAATTTGGACATGTTAGAGAATCACTTGCGAGGTAGAGTGTCTTTTTTCGAGGGACACGATGCATCCGTATACCCGACGTTGCGTAAGTTCGCTATAGTGCGCACGCATCTCAGCTCCTACCAGTTTGCAGAGTACGGGTACCAGCGCGCAATAGAGGTGCGTCGCGAAAAAAATGCTAGGCTGAGGAAGGGTGACGAAGACAGCGGCATGGGATACCGTCCTTTCACACGCGCCGTGTGCAACTTCGCATTCCCACACGATATGCAACGTCCCTACCGGACAACGGTGTCCACCAACTATGAGAAGGCACTTGAGACCGCAGTGCAACGTCTGATAGAGCGTCCTGAACAGCTGCGACCCAAGGAACGCGTGAAACCAGGCGATTCTATGAATGGAATAATTTCTCCTGGGGGTAGGGAGTACACATTGGATGTTTTATCTTCAAAATTCGCTCGTGTATTAGAGTACATTCTTTCTGGTAGAGGAGGCAGAGGAGAAAGGCGTGTCAACTCACTTGATCCTGGGTACCCGATGTTGTTGTCTACACCAACAGGGATTGAAAAACATACAACAAAATCCAAAACAGGTGGCGATGCCAAACCCGGTGCCGATGCCAAAACAGGTGGCGGCTTCCCTGCGATTGTATACTCCCAGTTTAGGGCTGCTGAAGGCATTGCTATCTTCGGAGAGGTTTTGCGCGCGAACGGTTTCGGGGAAATTCAATGCTTTCCTCACGGATCGCAATTGCGCTTGCGACGCGTCCCCCCACCTTCGGGTACAAAAGACATTGGTCTATCGTTCATCACGTTCTCGTCGGATCAATCGTCGGACCGCATGGAGCTCTTATTGTCTCTCTTCAACAACCGTATTAGTGAGCTCCCTCTTCTAGCGCGCGAGGACTTGGGGACGATGCTCATCGGCATTGGACTTAAAAACGCGACTAACGCTAGAGGAGAAATAGCGGCGGTGCTTCTGATTTCAAAGTCGGGTTCAGAGGGAATCTCTACGCGAAACGTGCGGGCAGTTCACGTTCTCGAGCCTTTCTGGCACGCCAACCGCATAGAGCAGGTGGTGGGGCGAGCCCGACGCGCGTACTCACACGACGACCTCCTACCACAAGAGCGCACAGTGGACGTCTACGTGCACATGTCCACATTCAGTCGCGACCAGGTGCTGGCACAGCAGGGAAATGAAGAGGGTACAGCAGACGAGTTCGTGCATGCTGTTGCTCAGCGTAAGCGCCAGCTCCTCAAAGACGTTCGGAAAGCAATGCGTCTCTCTTCCATCAACGTTCTTGAAGACGACATCTGAATGTCATCATCTCATGCAGTCGCGGGTTTCTTCGAATGGGAATTATAGCCTATTGAACGACTCACTAGCTTGAGACATAAGCACCAAGGAATCACAAATCCGCTCCATACCATGTTTATAAACCAGTCAAATTGGCCGGGAGGCAGGGACGCCCATTTTCGGTCTCCGGATGGGGATGTACTCGTACGCGACTGACATGAACAGTTCGTTTTCAGCGGACTCTTCCATAAGCTCTGTTAGAGCTGCGTAGAAATTGTTAACTGCATAGGTCACAAAGTCCTTGGTAGCGCGGAGAAGCAACTCTCTTGTATGGAAAATCGGTTTTGTTTTCATGGCTTTGCGCAATTCGAACGCCTGGTGTAGCGTATTTTCCACCGCTATCAGCGACAACGTCATTTGTGTGCTAAAATCGATCTCTCCCAACTTGATGGCTTCATCTGCGATTGTTTCCAACGGTGTAAGCTGCTCGCGTTTTTCCTTCAGAGCACTGGTGTATGCTTTGAGCGCGACCCTAGTTTTTTCCAGGTGAGACTGCTTACGGGTATCTTCTTCGGCTTGGCGACCAAGGTTCGTATTTTCATACCCGTAATTGACACAAATATCCATCACGACATTTTTCCTTAGCTGCGAGAAATCGTCGGCGTTAGATGATGTTTCGTTCACAATCGACGTGTTAGGGGGCGTCCAAGAGGACGACATACCGAACCCTTCCTTGGAATTCGGATCCACGTGTACGTGTCTCGCGAAGATGACCAGCATGTCCACGTGCCATTCGGAAATGATTGTTGAACCCGTCCCGTCGCCACTTAGTTTCAGAAGCCGGAACGTTTGGAAACTCTCGGCGTGATCGCGCAACAAATTGGCGCGTATCTCTCTTATTACAAGCCCTGAGAAAGATAAACCCATCTTTAATAAAACCGAAATTACAAACCGCACCGCAGGTACTAACCGCACCACAAGTACAAACCGAAGGTACAAACCGAAGGTACAAACCGCACCGCAAGTACTGCCGATGCCACTTCTTATGAATACTTAAACAGCGCTCGTCCTTCCTACGTGCACCACATATATCCCCTCATTTACAGATAGTTCTTATGCGTCGTCCTTCATCAAACAAAAAATGTCCTCCTCCTTCTAAGCGCCCTGACAAGACGGTTATTTCTAAGATTCATGCTTTGAAGACAATGGACATCGCTGGGAGACACGAGAAAGGATCCCCATGGAGAGAAAACTGGAACCATTTGCTCGTCGGCGCGATTCGCGAGATGGTCTCTGCCAAGATGATACATATGTATCACACTAAGGAGGGGCTCACGTCTGCTGACACGAGGCTTTGCTCACCAGTTAAAATGACGATCAAGAAGTGGAATGATAGCGTCAAGGTGCACATAAAGTACCCCAAGCTTGACGTACCTAAGTCAGACGAAACACCTTTGGACGATACTACCCGAACTGGTATCGAGATTGCCCTATGCCACCTCTGGACCATGGGAGCCGTCCACTCCGACATCCGCGCTATCAACATGGGCTATGCCAATGGGAACATTATCATGTTCGACTATGACAGCATTGACTTTGTTCGCATCATCAGCTCCACAAGACCCCCTCTTTCAGCTCTGTGGGAACGAGGCACTCGTGGGAATGCACCGTCAGATAAGGAAGGATGTGATGGTGAGACGCGCAAACATATTGTGGCCAGTCACTTGGCAGACAAATGCATGCTTGACAAGATCTTTGATAACGATAAAAGGGGATTCTCTGCAGAGTACATCGCCGATACAACGGCGTCTGAGATGGAAGATGGGGAGATGTGTGACTCTCCAGTGGATACTACCTCCTGGAAAACGAACAGCTGGTTGTTCGAGGGGTGCGGTGTGACGAGCAAGGACTATATATATGAGCCTTGTTGGGAGAAACAACCCGGAGAGATCAAGAGGAACTTGCAAAATATTGAGTGCATCATGACCAACATGTTGCAGATGTGCAGTTCACTAACATTCAGCGGCCCCTACGACTACAGCACTGACATCGTCATCATCCTCACATTGTCGATCGTCAACAGGAACCGGGCTGCGAAGTTCATCAAGGATATGCAGAAGATCCTAGATGATGATGATGATAAGGGTGGTGATGGGTTACAAACGTTCTTGGACCAGTTCGTATCCATCGCTTCGCACTTGTTCAATGTGGGTGACCTAGCGTCTGCTACAGATGCTGAGCGATAGACATAATGACAATATCCAGTTGTCTTTGAAGGAATGATAATTACACAATAACCAAGCTAAGTCTGGTTCAGTAGATTCGCAATGGCATTTGATATGAATTCTGGACTGTAAGGATGTGTGTACACCCAAGTCAGCGACCATTATTAACGCCTATTTTCTTTTGACACCTTGTATTTTTAGGCTTCTGAAAAGTCGAATAGACATGAGAACATGTGTTTTTTTCTTGTAATAAACATCCTTTACCTGAGTGTCTGTCTCGTCAAGCGAGAGCTGTCCCACAATTTGTGTCTCCGACTGTATGATCGATCATATTTGTGTGTTTTGACCAAGTATCACGAGTTCCTCTACAATGGGGTCCAGTACGACGTTCACGCAACGGTTTACGTTTCTTAAATTGTGGGTATTAACTCCTGAAATGGTCGATGGGGTGTCTGACATAATGGCTGCGCCTATGTTGTGCACTAGAAATGATGTAACATTGGAAGTGTGCATAGCCCCTGCGTACAACACAATGCGGTGGTGCAATTGCTTTGTGTCTCGAATCATGTAGTAAAGCATGCGCCCCAAGAGGTACGTGTCCATCACTAGCACGCGTACCTTGTAAAAGAAGATGTTGTCAAAGGATGATTCTTTCTTCGCAGGAGTATTGTGCGTGTACGATTTGCGGATGTCATTAATGATGTGCTCCACTGAAGTCTTTATGTACTCTGCCAATCTCAATTGGTAGGGTGATCCCTTGAGTTTGTGGAACTGCTTGGCAACCTTGCTTCGCACCGGGTCGTCCATGAGAATCCGGTACATGAGTTTGTAAGCATCTGCCACCGTAGGTGCGGAGCGAAGGAAGTCCGTTGTTGTCGAAGGCATCCCCGTGGATCCCGTGTTGGTACGCACATCCACGAAGTGGAAGCGGCCTAGGCGCGTGGAGGAACGACCGTGTGCGTACAAGCGGTTGCTGAAGTGCTTATACATCCAACCGAGAATGCCTGCGCGTTCACCGAAATCCTTTATGTGAGGGTCTGAGCTGTCTCCTTTAGTCTGATTCTTCTTCTTCTTCATAATATCTCCAAACGGCACCTCCATGAACACGTCAGTCTCGAGGGAGATCGCGCGCAACGCGGGCTCCGATGTCACGTTGTGAAGGAACCTTCCGATGTCCACACACCCCTTTTTCGGAACGCACTTGGAGGGAGGGCACATGTTGTCGAATGAGAAGTGGATGTCCCCCATGAGGTACATAACACATGAACGCGGACGCGCCCCTGGCGAGACAGGTATCTGGACTTGAAGAACAGTCACGCTTGCCGGACCACTCATCTTGTGAATTCGAGAGCCCGATTCGATTATAGACATTGAGTGTTTGGTGAACAGTGTTTGGTGAACAGTTACATTTATTTAATGTAGATAACAAAGAATATCATTGATTGTACAGAACAACTCGTAAATAATGAAAGGAGGAAAGAAAACATTCATCGGTTCAGCTATATTGTTATCATTGCTAGCTGTGTTCATGATCATCATGGCGTTTACTGTGCGGCACACGGATTGGGTGAATAATCACCCATTCAAGTTCTTAGTTGAAACGATTACACTGTCAATATTCACATCCGCCCCTGTGTTCATCATTATTTGGAGCAGAAAGATACGCAACAAAGCCATCGTCAAGGACTTTTTGATGTTGTTCATTCAGACCTTCATCTTCTGGATGCTGAGCGAATTCAGTGGCCTGACAGACTACGTTTTCAGAAAGCACGCAAGGTGATTTTTTTTCTTTTTACAAAAATGTAGAGAGTGATGAAAAATAACAAAAGCAAAAGCAAAAACAAAAGCAAAGAAGTAGTGTTCGTTCCCCTGCCCTCGGTGGTGATCAGTTCTTCTTCTCAGGGGAAACATACTCACCCCGACTATTCATTCAGGGACGCCCTGTCACGGAAGAGGGAGTTTTTTTGTGGTGATGTTGGTTTTCCAGACGTAGTGTCGACCGGGACGCAGACGAAGCCGAAGTCGAAGTCGAAGCAGGGGTCTAAAGATTACATCCAGGAGCAATGGAATGCGGAATGCACCAAGGAGACGTTCTCTTTGGCCCCACACCAGAGATTCCTTTGTAATTTCATGGCACCAGGAACCCCCTACAACGGCTTGCTCCTTTTCCACGGGACCGGAGGCATGAAGACATGCACGGCGGTTTCCATATGTGAAGGGTTCGACGATCGACAAGTGTTCTTGATAGCTCGTCCAACGCTACACGATAACTTCTTGCGAACAGTGTACGATAGCGCTGCATCAGCATCTCGTAAACACCAATGCGGGGGATCAAGATATCACCAATCGAATAATAGAGGTGACATTCTAGTTCGTGAAAAGTACACGTGTTTCGGCATAATTTCATTCGCAAATTTAGTATCCGCTGCGACCGATCGCGATCTAGATAATCAGTTCTCTGGGAGCATCATCGTTGTTGATGAGGCGCACCATCTTCGGAATTCACAAATGGAATCGGCGTTCGGCTCATTGCAACGCGTGCTCCGAGTAGCATCCAACATAAAGTTGCTTCTCCTCACGGCCACACCCATGTTCAATTCTAACACCGACGTTCTCCCCCTTCTTAACCTCCTCCACACAAATGATCGAGAAACTATAAATGACATGTCCGACATAGCATCCGCCGCAAGGGGGTACGTCTCGTACTTCCCCGGACGGTCCCCGTTCAGCTTCCCGAAGATCCTCACGCCCTCAGTGGCGACGCACATTCCCTCACCGTTCGGGATCATCTCAGCTCGTTCAAAAAGCATGCGCAAACAAAACCGCGATATCGTGACGTTGGACGCGCATGGCACCCGCATCCCTAAATCTGACCGATTGGAGACGCTCATGTATCGTCTAAAGCAACAGGGGTCACACGGAAGCGTCTCAGAGGTAGACGAAATTTGCACGAGCGAGATGAGCGGCCTGCAGTTGGAGACGTACGAGGCACACCGCCGGGATTTTAAGGCGGATGATGTGGATGATGATGTGGATCATGAGGTGGATCATGAGGTGGATGATGATGTGGATCATGGTGACATGCGTGTCCGTCAAATGTGCAATGTGATTTTCCCTGCTCCTCTTAACGGCGGCGGAGACTCCTCGTCATCTGGCAAGGCGGGTTTCCGTCGTTGCATGGAGTTCGATCCGCAACGTGGCGCGTGGAAGTACCGTCCGGGGGTACCGGCATTCCTCTCCCCTGAGTTGGCGCCCGGCTACGCATGCAAAATCAACAATGTCGCCGACTGCATAGCGGCAACGGGACGATCGGCGATCTCGATGGTGTATTCCCGCTGGATTTGGAGCGGGGTGCTTCCTGTGGCAGTCGCACTTGAGCACAGAGGGTACCGCTCGTTTTCGGACACGGGCTACCGGGGTGGAATCGGGACCTACGCGATCATATCGGGGCTGCGCGAGCACGGGTTCCAGAGTCTGGAGCGTATATTGGAGGTCGCTCGATCGCCTGAGAACAAACATGGAGAGCTGATAAGCGTTTTATTGATCACTGACCGCGGCACTGAAGGCTTGGATTTCCGCTTCGTTCGAGAGCTGCACATTCTAGAACCTTGGTTTCACATGAAGAAGATCGAGCAAATCGTGGGTCGCGCGGTACGTCACTGCTCACACGCCCTTCTCCAGTCACCAGAACGCAACGTGACCGTGTACATGCACGCATCTGTCTACCCCCGTGGTGGTGGTGAGATGGAGACCGCGGATCTTCAGGCGTACCGCATCGCCCTCAAAAAAGAAATCGACATCTCGAAGGCGGAGAGCGCTCTGATATCCGTGGCAATCGACTTTAGGCATGACAACAACGATCCTCGAGGAGAACGGGAGAAGCGCACCTTTGTCGTCGACATGGTGAGCGCTAGCGGGCGCACCGTGAAAACAACCTTCCTATCAAGAAAAGAAGAGGACGACGACACATGCGATACCCTTGCGGCTGACGATTCGACGTTCGACGCTGTGAGACATGTAGACCTCTCACGAGTGGCGGATGTCATTTTGGCCACGTTGCGATCTGCTGACGCGACACACGGTTGCACCATCGAGGACTTTGCTACCGCACTCACTAAGAAGGATCAGATGCAGCCGTGGGTGGCCCAATGCATTCTCGAGGCGGTGGATCGCCTTCTTTCACATAGGGTATTTCGTCGTACCGACAAGTACTTCCTAGGAAACGAGGCGCATAACGATGACGACGAATCAAACACGAACAAATGGATGCCTCTTAATATTTTAGAACACGCAACCAAGGCGGAGGGGGCTATGGACATGGTAGCAAGACGGGTCGTTGCTTTAGAGAGCTCGTTGCCGTCGAAGGTCGCGGATCGATTCCGGTCGGAGATATTGGACTATGTTGTGGATCGACTTCCTAGAACGCAACTGGAGGAACTTGCGGTTGTGGTGGCATCAGCATCATCATCATCTACCAAGAGTCATAAAAATACAACAAAACATAATGGACTCGCGCAACATGTTAGGGATAGTTTGATACGCGCTGGTGTGCTTGAAAATTATATAGACAAGAAGAGCCTTACGATCGTGTTCCGAAACCCTTACGACATTGCGTCCCCAACCAAGGTGCGCCGACCCATGTGTTTCGTCCCCTCTGATGAAAAGAACACTGAGACCCCTATATTCCGTCCTTGTATTGTCGGAGAGATCGTGTCCCCTACGACTCCAGAATCGTCAACTGTATCTGTGATGGACGATCCTTATGTCAAGTTGGGGTTCATGGACAGGGTCACTAGCAAGGATGTGTTCACGTTCAAGTTGGCAACGACATCTAACGTGCGTGGGAGCGTCTGTGGGAGCACGTCGTCCTTGAGAACCGGCGCATTGTGGCCCGCAATATTGCGTATCGTCTCGAGCGACGCGACACTCCGAGTGCTCCTCGAGAAGGAGGAGGGTTCCTTGCCCCGGAATAAAGCGAATATGTGCCTGCTCATTGAACTTGCGATGAGAAAATTCGGGGGGTTTATGCGCCCTGTCCAGTCGCACATGAGCAGCAACCTGCTTACCCACCCCCCCCCAAAAAAAAATTAACACTTCAATGAAACGTATGTTGTAATGGTTTGAGCCTGATCCTGAGAACAACAGACTCGTTTTTCATACATTTTTGTCATCCATTCTTTGGTACAATAACGGAGAGCGAAGTTGTAGAGCGGTCGAAAGTGTTCTGGAAGTGTCATTATTAGTATCTTTGTCGCTTTTCGTCTTGTCCCAGTGAACGAAAACCAAGTAGAATATAATGATGTACATCAAGACCGAGCCGATAGCCGAGATCAAGCCTGAGAAGAAATACTTCCCCACAAAACTCATTACAGGGTTTCTGTGTTTCCACACGCTCCAAGAGTTCCAGTGGGGGTACGAAGGCGTTTCCTGAGAACTTTTCTTCATTTCGTAAAAGCGTGTTTAAAATGCATATCCCATTTTTATTCAAAGCTTACCACACAATCTCCCTTCACCCGACTCATCCTACACATGTTGGGTTTAGAAGTGGTGGTGCACGCTGCTTGCGATGAAGGAGAAGGGCAGGAAACTCTTTTGGGGAAATTATCTAGTGATGGGAGGTCGTCATTGCAGGTGCGGTGTTGCGTGCTAGAGATCATGTCCGACTCGATCTCATCCACATGCTCTTCTACGTACTCCAGTATGCGGTTCTCGATCATCCACCGGAAGAAGTTCAGTTGCCCAACCGTCGTCTCTATTTTTTGCGATCCGTAGTGGAACAGTATTCGGTCGCGGCGGCGGAAAGGGTCGAATTGCTGTTTGGAGTAAGCCTTAAGCTGCATACGATATTGTCGGTACACATTAAGAGGAAGCGATGCTATTGGGCTGTGTATCACCACGTTGTGCGTTTTGGCATAGTTCGTCACAAACCAGTCAATCAACCGAAGAGATATCTTGGAGGATATCTTTGAAACGTCAGTCGAAGAAGCCCAAGCTGTTGCTGCAGAAGACGGTTCAACCAGATAGACCAGGCGCATGATGTGCGTCCGTGTGCTAAAAAACTGGGACAACGATAGCATCAGTATATCTGCCCTAGACATCATGGTGGCTTCGTCTCGACTTAGTTACAAAAAACGGAGGTTGCAACTTGTTTTTATGACAACTCATTATTTACCCTTATGCACATTCACCGGTACTTGATTATTTCAGTCGCAGCAAGAGACCCACCAATGGCCATGGGACGGAGTCCTGCATCTTGTCCATTGAAGTTCTTCCACACCTCCTCGAAGTGCCTCTGGGGATGCGATGGAGACTTCATAGCATCGTACGTGTCATGGTAGAACGAGCTGCAAGACGAGGGTTTGGATGTCGATACAGGGACCCCTCCTGTGGAGGAGCCCGCATCGCCCACGAATGACGTACGAGCGCCGTAGCCCCCGAATGACGTATGAGAGACGTCGCCCCCGAATGACGTACGAGAGCCGTCGCCACCGAATGACGTACGAGAGCCGTCGCCACCACCACCACATACGTATTCCCCGCTAGCGGTGTACACACACGAAGGGGACATAGTGTAGGGCGCACCCACCAATTTATTAGGGGGGCACCTACCGCTACCGCCATTGGCAGCGCCTCCACAGCTTCCGGCACTACCAGATGTTATGCGGCTGCTGATTGCTCCATCGTACATTTGGTGTTGTGTCTGTTGATTCATTTGTACAATCGTTTGTATACACTTGTTATCAAATTTTATTATTCCGCCGACTACAGTCGGTGGAACAGTAAAATGAAACATACAATATTTCTTAAATAAAGTGGGACACAACTTATAATACTGCTTCGTCGAAGCAAAAAATGTAAAAGCTTTCCTTGTACCTGTAATGGGCGGTGTTCCTGCATCCCGGCGGATTTTTTGAAATTTCTACTCAGAATTTAGAGTCTCCGGAACGACTCGCTATCCTGATTCGCACCAGATGCCCGGTCCGTTGAACTGTCGCATTTAATTTGAAAATATGTGTAATAGAAAACATATATGTCTGGGTATGCAGCAGCGCCCTTGTCCGATGTCCAAGATATAAACACTCTGCTCTACCTAAATCCGGAGCTATCCGCGTACAGCAACGTGCGCACTATCGAGGATGCCCTGGTTCACTTCGACGCCTACTCGAACCTACCCAATGTCATGCCCACGCTACCGGTGGGTTTCGACGCCAAAGTCTACATAGGCGCGCAGTCGAACGTGAGCATACTAAACCGCGTCATCCGCGACGCGATCGCGGGGGTAGACGGCGTGGACCCGTTCTCTCCGTCTATAGACCGAAGGGGAGTGTTCGTAGCGACGCTCATGTGCGGAGCCAAGGTTCGCACTCTATACCAGGCCGGATCGAACTTCCCGTACTCGATCAACCTGGTAGCCGACTTCACATCGAACGACCTGCAACCGGACGACCGCATCCGTCTAGTCCAGCACGACAACGGGTTCATAGTGGAGGCTGCAGTCCTAGAGGTATCCTACGAGAGATCACGCATACTGCTCGCCCCCTCGACCAACCCCCGTGTGAGGGCTGCTCTCGCAAGCACATCTGGTACCTTCGATGCGTTCGGTATAAGGATATACGATCCACTGCGCCAGGCGCGAGTGTCCTTCGCTAGGACGGCCATGCAGTCCGGTGGCGTCTTCCCGTCCGGACCAGACGCGGTACCTTCCAAGGAGTTCGTGTACGACATGTACCAGCTGATGTATCCCGAGACGCGGGGCCTTGGGTTCTCCGACACCTACCTCGACTACCGCCGTAAGTGGGAGCGCGTGGACGCCTACCGCATACGCGGCCCGTCTGATCTCCTGAACATCCAGAACCCTAACGCGTCTGGTTTGATTGCTGGGGGGGGTGGCAGTAATGTGGTGGGGGGGGTGGTACAGTCATCCGGGAACATCTCTGTGTTGGACACGTTGACGGTAGGGTACGGTGACTTTTCATGGATGTCGCCATCGAACGTCTCTCTCGCTGAAGGGTACGTGCGCATCTCTACTGACTCATTCGCGGCAGGGTTCGAGTCCAGCAACAACCTGTACGCCACCGCCCAGTACGCGTCGATGTGCAGCAACCTCGTCGTGGGGTTCGACTCCGCCACCGTGAGGTCCGACATGGAGTGCATGGGCGCTCTTACCATAGGGGCGACCTCCTTCAACGGGGGCGTCGCCACCCTCTGTGGTGGGGCGCTCGTCGTGGAGGAGGGTGACGCCGGGTACGGGAGTTCGGAGCTCAAGGTGGCGGTGCAAGTGCGGGATATGATGCATATCGGAGAGACTCTCGGGATAGGAACATCCAACCCCGACCCGACATTGACGAACGTGCGTCTCGCAGTGGGAGGCGACATATTCGCCACTGGTACCGTGGTCACTCTATCTGACAGAGACGCCAAGACGGATGTGGTCGTAATCGAGGACCCGCTTCACCGCGTCAGAGGGATGCGCGGGTGCACTTTCTTCATGAAAGATTCCATAAGCGGTGATGGTTCGGATACGAGGCGACGACACACCGGTCTCATCGCGCAAGAGGTTCAGGAAATCCTACCCGAGGCAGTGTACCGCACCCCATGCGGGTCGCTTAGCGTTGCCTACGGCAATCTTGCGGGATTGCTTGTAGAGAGCATCAAGGAGCTAGTAGACAGACTCGAACACGTGGAAGACAAGCTGATTATCACACGAAAAAAAACTGATTTTTGTTGAATTTTAGTTAAATAATGTTACAGTATATTGAATCAATTCCAATTCTCAATGTACCAACATGACCCCATGCTACATCACAAATTGTAACACGAAAACGTTTTGATGTATTCTGGTTTCAGGGGATATCATTCAAATTATACTGAGTGTCCCAAAATTATTTGAAACAATTATGAAGAAGAATGGCGAAACCGAATCCATGACGATCGTGATGTTCAGCTTTATTCATCATCATTTAATCCACAAAGTTGCATGTGGAACACCTTCACCAACTTCGTTCGTGGTGGCCTCCGTGCTCGTGCGACCAGCTGCTTGAACTTCGATGGAGTGAGGGTGTGCGTCACGATAATGACATCAGCTTGGGGAATGTTCAGACCTTGTGCAGACCCTGTGTTCATTATGAGGACCGTCTTCTCCTTTCCAAACTTCAACAGTTGCTTCTCCTGTGTCAGGTAGGTCCCAATCAGCTGCGTCGTGTATCCAAACCTAGACACACACTTCTCTACCAATTCCTGCATATCTTCGCCCATAGTGGTGTCCCTAAAAACGATGATGTTGACGTGATCGCGTCTCTGCTCCGCATCCTGTAGAATCGTGTGCACAAGGTCGATGGTCGACCGCACGGTTCGCATGCGATCAAAGTTGTCCAAGAACTCCTCTTCGCTTACAGGGTCTGGCAACTGTGTCGTGAAGTCTAGAGGAAGCAGTGCGTCGCAACCTCTGCAAACAGGGATGCACAGCTTTCCATCCTTTCTTCGCTGCTCAAAGCAAATATCATAAAACTTTGCAAGGAACGCTGCGTCAGCCCTCCTGCTGCAGCATGGCATGCGGACAGTGTTGTTGCACTTGTCTATTTCTCTTAGAGACACAAAACAGTACTTCTGACAGGTTAGCTCATGGTAAGAATCTTGGTAGGTGACATTTTTCATCAGCTTTCCGAGCTGTATCGTATCCGTAGGTAGCGACTTCTGGATATCATTGACGCTTTTAATGTCCAGCTTCTGTACCTCATGGAGGGTGTCCAACGTTTTAGTGAACTCGTTCAGTTGATTGAACACGACAGGAGGGTACCTTGTCATGTCCACATACACCGACACCACGTATCTGTCGCATTTGATGGGTGGCATAGTGATCAAGTGCCTCATGTACTGGGGGTATTTGCACGTACTTGAAGAGTGTGTGCCGGTGACCAGCCAAATGAAGATGTTTGGGATCAATATACCACTAGGAACCAATAACGAGTCGGCTTCGTCGATGATCAACCTTCGCACACATCTGTGCGTGTTTGAAGAGTTGAGCCTTTTCATAAGACGACTGTAGGAAGCAGGAGAAAATATGACCACTTTCGCGTTTGAAATGTTGTCTACCAGCGTCTCAGTGCACATCTTGACGTGCGATGGGACAGATATGATGCGACTTTCCGGTACACCCATCTTATTCATGGTGTCATACCAGTAGGAGACAAGGTTTGCACTTGCGATGACGAATGTCACGTTTCCCCAGACGCGCATATCCTCTTTACTCATCATGGGGATGCTGGCGTAGCAACGTGTGGAATAGGAGGATTGATCCCTGACCGTGTCGTATGGGTTAACTCCATGAGTGTCCGCGTTGCACTCTGATGTGTTGAGCACCAAAGACGCCATGATCGCTGTCTTGCCGCTTCCTGGTGGCATACCCATTATCCCCATCCTCGGGCGCTCGTTGGTGTTTCTCCACTGCTTCATGTACTGAGATTCCAAGTCGTAGGCCTCCATGCTTTGGCACCACTTCAGGCATTTCTTCTGATGAGTCCACGGATCGTACCAGTCGCCCCACACGGTGGTCATTGTGGTTATTTTTGTCAGGTAAAGCGAAGCTCCGTTAAGAGAAAACGAGTCGAAAATGAATACGATAGGTATGTGTTGGAAAGAGCGTCGTCGATTAAATATAGGTATTGTCAAGGGTTTTGGGGTTTGGAGTACGAGAGTACTTGTGGTTCTGCGGTTTGGAGTACGAGAGTACTTGTGGTTCTGCGGGTTGGCTCAAGCAGACTTGCGGTTTCCGTGGATAAATTGTACGGGATGTTGTACTTGGCGCACCATTTGATCGATTGTTCTAGAGATGATTCGATGAGTGATGCGGTTGTTTTCATTTGTTGGGTTTGGTCGCACTCGTTTCCTTTTTTGCCGATAAGCGTTATGACATTCTCGATGGCGCATATTTGGTTTTCAACAAAGAAGGTGTTCTGTGGACACAACCATTCGAGAAACGATACGAACGTGGGTTTTCTTTGAATGGTGGTGAAAACATGCCTTAGCGAGCTTACGATGATGTTTTCGTGTTCTTCAAACGGAGCAAGGACAAGCTCCTCGCATATTTTTCGTAACGCTGTAAGAGTACAATCATCAGTATCGTTGTCTTGAGGTTGGTTCATATTATACCCGGAACAGACGACGTATTTCTCTGAGTTTGCCGGTCTACTTGTGAATGGCTTCACGATCCTCACCGTGTTGTATGCGCAACGAACGATATATAGGAGTTGTACGATCGCGATCGTGTGTATGTCGTATATTTTTATGACTAGCACCCCGTTATGTTTTTGCAGACACATAGCTGTATACAGCTGTGCCACCACGAGTTGCATGGCTCTTTCTTCTTGGTGGTTGAAGTTTCCACTGAAGTCGAATCCTCCATCTGCTGTCACGAAGTCTACGGTGCCTTTCCCACCTACGGCATCAACGAAATTATCGACGTTGCAAATGTTGTACAGGTTGCCTGTTCCATCCTCCCCGTTGTGCAGCCATACTCCGCATGCGTTGCCTGACCTTGCCAACCGGCGAATAGGTGCGATTCTCCATCCTGGAATAGAGCGACTTGACCGGTCTACGAGTGTTATCCCATGGTACTCGTCACCTTCGCATGTTCCGTAATCGTAGCGATACTTGGTGAACGCCTCCATGAAGCCTCCTGGGCCCTCAGCAAGAAATGCGGCGCGCACCGGGTGTTTTTTACATTGAGCCATTCTCCCGAACCTGAGGTCTGGTTCAAAGTCGTGCAAAATCTCCCAGAGCTTGAAGAAAGAGCGACTTATCGGTCTGTAGAGGGAAACGCCGTAGCTGCTCCCGTGGAACGTGGGAGAATAGATGCTCTCGTAGGCATTTGCGAACTTTTTGAACATATCCCATTTGTGGGACAGGAAATATGAGGATATGTTATTTTTGCATGCCATGAGATGTGTGTGCGACGAGCAAAGGGTTTTCATGTGTTGTGAAACGTTGGTTACACATGACTCATCATTGCCTTCCCAATAACATCCCGAAACATCTGTCTTGTCGATGCAATTTGTTAAATCAAGCTGATGTTCCATGTGCCTGCCTGCGCCTTGACCTGTTGCGACTTTCTTCTGATTGTGAACCTTTTTTTACGAGTCTGGAATGCGCAGATACCCGAGGATTGCGATTATAAATTAAATGTTTAGATGATGTAAAAAAGATGCACCTGGTTGGAAACGTCGTGCTATTCATCGTAGCGATATCGATACTCGCGGCCATTGGAATCTCATTAATATCGTTGAGCTCAAGAGTGAACGATCATGAGGAAATGCTCATATGCCTTGGAGATATAGAATGTGGGAAAAAAAATAGCTCCACCACCTGATTCTTATTTGTGGGAGTTTAAGAGGTTCTCGATACTCCCGAGTATAAGGTGTGTCCCACTTTATTTGATACCACAGTAAAGGTTCACACTTTACCTTTAACGAACGATGAGGTTGCATTCTGGTACAAAACAAATGGTTGGTACAGATTCTGATAGCGATGACGTCGATGTTACTCTCTCTCATACAAAGGAAGATCCATCTGGTATCACTGACCCATCTACCGATCCTGTTGTATCTGAAGATGAAGGAGAAGCTGGTGTGCTATTGGGTAACACCCGCAAACGACGGCGGGTGTCAGCAACGAAAAGCGAGAGCGACGTCGAAGACATTATTATGATATTGTACAACATTGAAGATTCGATTCACCTCTCTCATAAATCGACTGAGTCGTACTTGAGCATAATGGGCTTACTCATCATTTTCATGTTGACAGGAATCATTTCATTGAACTTTGCGTTTGTGAATGTCAGAACAAGCGTATAATACCAACATGACGATCGATAAAGATATCCGGTTCGATAAACAAATTAGCGAGAAATAAGATAAACTGCACGGGTGTAAACCGCAAGTGCAGTGGGGCATCTCCGGGAAACAATTCGGTACACAATCGCACTTAAGCGATCGCCGGTACCGTGGCCCAAAATAACACGGGGTCTTTGTTGATGTGCAATGCGTACACTCCAGAAAGCGGTTTAATTTATATGTTCTGCCGAGTGTATCCTGATATACAGAAAGCGGCTTCGCCAAAAGCCGCATGATATCATTGCCCTAACCCTAATTTTTGTAGTATAATACACTCACTTCGAAGCGATGTTTGTTATTCTGGAACGATAAAATACTGATTTCACGCATTGAACCACACTCCTCCCTATGTCGATACCCGACGCTTTAGCTACCAGCCTTAACCGGTTGAAGGAGGTGCTAGACTCTGAAAACTCTTCGTCAAACGATGACTCGATTAATGCGCACGTATTGTCCGTACTAGTCGAAGGATCGGAGGTGATGTCTGTACGCATTGGAGAACTCCCGTTGTCGAGAGCAGAGATACATTCGCGGTTACGCAATGGTTTTGCTACCAGCGCCATGGATGGACAAGCAACAAGTGTGTCGGTGTTTTGCATCAAGCTTGATGATATACCCATTCTACAGATAGGAGGCGAGCGCCCTATTCTGCCATCAGAACACGGAGGGATGCGCAAGTTGAGAGCCACAATTGCGGCGATAGAAGGCCAACTAGAAGACACCGATAGTAGCAGTTCTGAGGATGATGATGAGCTCGTGATTGAGCTAGCAGGACAACAACCATCCAATGTTGTGGTAGGAGGAGACAACACTACATCGTCGTCATCGCCTTTGGTAGTACCATCTGTGGTAGTATCACCTATGACAACAGATGTCCCGTACACTCCAGAGTCTTTCTCCATGGAGCTGGACACTGCGGATGCTATAGACGTGGATGTACATGAGAGGGCGGAATTTTTCTTCCCGGACGAAATCTTGGAAAAGATCGTGTCATCATGGTCTACATGCAAGGGTGATGAGATGCCCATGGTGTACCTGGTGCGCCTGATGTGCGTGAGCAAGCAGTTCAAAGCAGTGGTGTCAAACATGTCGGATCTATCGGTGAAGATACCTTCGTTTCGAGACGGCACCCAGTGGAGTCTTTCCCATATGTCCTTTGCGAATTTGGTGAATGTGTCCTGCTCTAATAGCAATGAGGTTGAGGACATCGAGATGTTCGCCGCACTCCCCAATCTGAAGAGGTTAAACATATCGGGGACGTCAGTCGATTCCCTCGTTCCGTTTAGGACCGGTGTGTGCAGGAACACGCTTCAGGATCTGTACTGCGCAGACATTCATTTGATGTCCATTGCAGGGATAGAGAGCCTCAGCCAGCTGCGTTTTCTGGACATACACAACACAGATTGCTCCACATCCGTAGGAGAGTTCCATATGCCATTGCTGACCGTGCTGAACATCCGTTCGTCTCGTAGAGTTTTCGATTCGGATTTCCCATACCACACATGCTTCCCATCGCTTGTAGCATTCATGGGAATTCCAAATACTTGGGGGAATTTGTTACCAGACATTCAGTCTCCAGACACGATGGAAATTGTCAGTAGCACTCGTGATGCCGTATCCTTCTGCCCCACACTCAAGACAAAGGATGCTTGAGCGTCGTGTGTACCACCTTCACATTTGTTTCAAAAAAATGGTGTAAAGACATTCCAAGTCATACAGGTTGTGCATAGAGTGAGTGATCAGGACTTCCGTTTTTAGTTTTATGGCAACATGGATTATGATGATGATGATGATGGCGGTTACGCCTCATATAATGTTGAGTTGAGTTTGATGCGTCTCTACACTGAGATGTGTGACCGATCCTTGATTCGGACATATGATAGACTGGGCAAGTTAGTCGCAATGTCCGAAGATACCCTTGTATACGGCACGCCGTGCGGATTGATTGTGAATGATATCATTAAATGTGCCTATATGGAGGGTGGACGTGCGCGGTTGCTGAAGGTGGTAGTGTTCCTGTTCGGAGTTGATGTATTGAAGAACAACAGGATCTACAACTTTTTATCGGTTAAAGAATTCGCAACATGATTTCTTAAGTTTGTTTGTGTAAAAAGCGCCTCTGACCCAACGATGTCCATTGAGGATGTTGACTACCTTGTTCAGAATTCTGTGTCCGACTCGCTCACTTTGTTCATAGATTCAAGCAAACGCAACCGTCTGTACAATCGCACACCGTCGGATTATGTTGTGAAGTTTGAGGAACCCGTCAAGTATGTCTTCGGACTGGACATACTCGATGCTGCTATTCCAAGCACGATGTACAATGTAGATTCGCACAACAATGAGTTGAGGATTGTCACGGTCGATGTGTTACAGGGATCGTTGAAAAAGCACGACGATGTACGTAAGGAGCTTGAGACCTTATCACAGCATCCCCTATTCGATAAAGCCGTGCAAGACGAGTACCCCTCTCATTATTTAGCTACAGTAGATGGCAACAATCTATCTGCGCATCCTGTGCTGCAACATAAGGTTGATGAACAACAAGGTGTAGCCGCTGATTACACAGCTCAGGTCGCACCCACACACGCCGTGTTTGTTAGGTACTCCTTCTCAGGCGTCCCGTTTAGGCCCAGTCGCGAGACAGTGAATAACACGAACGTGTTCAACGTAGCAAACGTGGGAGGCGCGGTCACGGACGATGTCGTCGAGTTGGTGAATCCATCGGGCTCGCCCGCCAACCGAGAACTAGCAGAGTGGCTTGCGACGCACTCAACGTCACTGAACTTCTCCATCATCCCGTCGAGTACCATATGGATGCAGTCGGTATTCAGTGGAGTAGGACCGGACACGCCTCTGTACGACATTGTGTATTACGTATGTCTGCATGTGACGTCGTCAGAATTCGATAGCATCATTTCCAATGGGGCGGCGCGCATGTCTTGTGGTGTTCACTTCTTCAATATGATCGTCGGAAATTATACCATTTCATCCCTCATCACGTACATGCAAGAGTTGCTCGCACCAATCTCAATTGACGTGGTTGCCAGCAACAGGGCGGCTGCGGATAGACAAAACAAGATCATATTTAAAGCGTCGAATAATATAATTTTCGTTACATGCACAAACTACGACCCGTCAACGGAGGCGTTCATCTCTTCCGCCGCGTCACTTTTAGGCTTTGACGACACACGCCCAGTCCCATGCATACACGAATGCACATTTCAGCCCATATTCCTAGGGAGTGGGTTGAGCGGGGGGCTTCCGTGCTGCATGAGCATCCTCACGCTAGACAAGGACACGCAGGCGTACATGAACACACTTGGTCCCCCCGGCATCGTCAACCTCGCAGGGCCTCGCTTCATCACCCTTAGATGCCCCGAGATAGAGGAGCACATGTGCAGCTCCGGAAGATCAAGTCGCTATTCGACCGGGCTGGGAGTGTTCAAACTCGCGAGCGGGAGCGAACTCGCGCACCTGCGTTTCGACTTCGTGTCGCTCGTGAGGAAGCCATTCCACCCGATAGGGAAACTGAGTCGACTCAGCTTCCGTTTTGAGTTGTTCGACGGGGTGCTCTATGACTTCAAGGGTGTAAATCACCAGATTCTGATAAACATCAAGTACTACGTCCCCTCGAAACGCGACACGGGGGTCCGGTTCCGAACCGAACTCAATCCAGATTACGACCCTAATTTTCTCGCGTTTACTCTCAGGAACGAAGCCGAACTCGACAACGGGGACGACGACGATGGTGATAATGAGGACGACGATGACGACGATGATGATGATGATGAGAATGAGAATGAGGACGACGATGATGGGGGTGGTGATTCCCGTGCCGACATGGTATTGAACCATTACTTGCACGACCATTTTTCAGCTTCAGTTTTTCCACGACTTTCGAATACGAAAACTTTTTAGGTCCTTCGAAGTAAAGAGAACAATGGTTGGGTGTGGGAAACAGAGCACCATCCACATGAACATGACGTTAACTTCTTCTCATATTGCCGAGCTAGTGTTTCAAGAGAACAACAACCATGAATCGCCTTCATTGCGTATCACGCTTTGCGACCGCGCAATTGACGGACGACAGTGTTTCTTGACTTGTCTGGACGTTCTCCTCAAAGGGTTGTTGCGTGTCTTCGGTGGTGGAGCATCTGCGGTGAACATTAGCGATATAGAAGATGCGGAATTTGAACGCTGCATCACAAATCGCATGCGCGCAATGTTGGACGTCTACCCTGAGATCGAGATTTGTTGCGTCACATCATCCCTCCTCCCTACACAATCGATTTACGTCGCACCTCTGGACTCCATTAAGGATACCAATGTGTTGCGAGTGGGCGGCGACATGGAAGACTACGGGGTGACCTTTTGCATCCGTGGAATATGGTTGATGCTTCGTTTCAAGAGTCAGATGCTTAATTAATAAGAAGCAAACTCCTCAGAGATGTATGGCTGGGGGTTTACCAATTCATCCTCTTCTTCATTATTCTCCATACCCTCGACGGTTTCATCCATTTGTACTTCCATGGGACCTCCTCCACCCATAATATCTTCATTGTTGGGAATGTCATCTTCGTCTACCCCCTCCTCTTCGTTGAACTGCTCCATGGGCAATCCATAGCTGCCGCCCATATTGGTGGGGGGGTACTGGGAAACAACGACCGGTGTTTGGCGCATTGACCCTCCGAAAATGCAGGTGATTATTAGAAGTAGCAATAATGTGATAAACACGATAGTAGTCTCTTGCATTTTTCTGGCTCGTCACTATGTTATAATACAGTTGTTATAAAATAATTTGAGCCACATTCTAATCGAACGTGATGGTCAGATCTTGAGACGAAAAGATTTGACAACCGAATCCTTACAGTCGACGAAAATGAAACCGGCACACCTGGTGTAGAAACCCACGGGGCAGTGGAACATGATTGGGTAAATTGGGCAGGGTTCAATGTTTTGCATTCATGTATAAAAACACGTCATGTATTCGTGTAATGCACTTTGTAAGAGTTAGAGAAACATGGGGTGCTGCCTGGTCAAGATTTGGAATCCCCATCCAAGAGTTGGAATCACCATCGAAGAGTTGTTACCCCAATCCAATATTCATACAAGCGATTACACATCATGCACCGATGAGCTGCCTTGTCCTCATGAGGAATGCATGGAGTGCATCGATTGCATGGACTGTACGACCGTTTCTTTGAGAGACGTCGCAATCACGAAGCTCCCGCCAGATGCCCTTCAGAGCAACGTGACGGATATTCGGGTGGTACACTGCACCATCCGCACCGTGCGTGACTTATTGCCGCCATGCCTTGTGCATCTGGTCATTTCGTACAGTTGCCTTGAGCACTTCGAGCCATGCGGGGGGCTGCCGCTGTGTCTGGGATATGTTGATCTTTCTTTCAACAGACTCAGGGAGATCCCACACAGCGTCTACAATCTTTACGATTCCCGTGCTTCACAAGGGTGGTCAACCGGCATCTTCCTTAGGAACAACAACCTCTGGTTCGCGGACTTATCGAACATCCCCTTGAGAATGGTCAACAAGGACACCATCCATGAGCTGCTTCGCGCGCACCGACTCAATCTGGTGAGCACCACCAAGCTGAATTCGGCCATCTCAGAGTTGAATAAACGCGGGCATGATTACGACTCCGATGCAGTTGAGAAGCAGCTCTCGTTGCGAACACAAGATGGGGGATATACGTGGAAAAACAACGAGAATACGCACGGCCATGGGGTGACGCAAACGACCGACGCCGCGGTCGCTCTCATCCTCAGTATTTGGGGGGGCTCCTTGGGTCTCACTCATGTAACACCCGAGGCCACTGGCAGGGAATATGCAACGTTTCTCAATTCGCATGAATATGAGGAAGCCATGACCCGCCATTTTAAAGAGGATGAACAATACCACATGCTCGCCAGATGCGTCTTGGCAATCGTGCTAAACCACATGTTCCGAGATGCGATTCGTGATATTTTGAATGAGGAAATCAAGGATGGCTTGTGCACCTGCAGGGCCGGGCGCGTGTCTCGCATGGTCAACGCCCTTAACGGATTCGTGGAAGGCGTGCACGTAGGGCTAAGCAAGAACGAGGAGTTGTCCAACACCATTTTGGTCTTGCGTAACCGAAACGCGTCCGTTTACGGCAATGACACCGATACGTACCTTGCAGAGACGGTGCCGCTTGTGTGGCAAGCCCTCGAAGACGCATGCGTCCCTGAGGTGGAGCACAAAGCGTGGCTCGAGTACATTTGATTCTTACACTAAGACATCATGGTACATTGGTCTGAAGTTTAGGGGGGTATTTCGGTTTGTTTGTTGTACAGACTGCGGAGGAAACAAAGATATTTGTTTGTTGGGCATTTACAACAACAACAACGCACCTAAAGATGAAGGTAGTCATCTTCGGAACACATCCGAATCAGTTCAACGGATACAGCAAGGTCGTCTATGAGATTAGCAAGGTGTGGAATTCTCCGGATATGGAGCTTCACATCTTCGGGTTCCAGAACATGCACAACCACCCAGGCCATCGGAAGGACGTGCCTGCGAACGTGATCGTGTTCGATGCATTAGCAAACGAAATCCCACGAGCGCAAGGGTTCGGGGTCAATTGCGCACGCGATTATGTAACACGCATCCGCCCGGACGTTGTCATCATTTTTAACGACCTCATTGTCCTGACCACCATATTGAGAGAGGTGTGCGCCGCACCCAACCGCTCCGAGTTCAAAGTGATCGCGTATATAGACCAGGTGTACCTATCACAGCGCCGCGATCTCCTCGCATACGTGAATGATAATGCGAATGCGGTGCTAGCTTTCACTCCCGGATGGCGAGACTGCATCATCGGACAGGGGATGCGGCTTCCATGCTTCTCCCTCCCCCACGGCTTCAACCCCAATACATACTTTCCCGTACCCAAAGACCTCGCGCGCCGTTTTTTCGGACTGCCAGGGGACTCATTCCTCATCCTGAACCTTAACCGCAACCAGCCGCGGAAGCGGTGGGACATATGTCTCCAGGCGTTCGCCGAGGTCGTCGCCCGCCTCCCCAATGCACCCATCCGACTCGTAGTCGGTACGGCGCTGACCGGTGCTTGGAACATACCCGAACTCTTCGAGCGAGAGCTACTCAAGCGGGGAGTAAAAGACGCCCCCCAGGTTGTTCGCGATCGATTGGTCGTTCCCGGGCACCCGCAGATGTTAACGGACATGGAGACTAACTTCCTGTACAACGTCGCAGACATCGGAATCAACACGTGCGACGGGGAGGGATTCGGTCTCTGCAACTTTGAGCAGGCGGCCATAGGAATCCCTCAAGTCGTGCCTGCATTGGGTGGTTTCCTGCATTTCTTCGATGAGACATGCGCTCTCATGGTCAAGCCCAAGATCTCCATTTACGTGGACACCGCTCGCGATGGCGTGGGCGGCGAGGCCGAACTCTCCGCGCCTGTCGACTTCGCCGATGCCATCATGAGGTACTACGGGGACAGAGACCTCATGTGCAGGCACGGGGCGAGTGCCCGCGAACGCATCGTCAGAGACTTCGCATGGGGAGATATCGCCAATACACTTGATAAGATCATCCGCGAGGACATCATCGGTACCCAACGGGATATTATCATTGCGCGTGATTCTTGCAATCCGGTCGTTCAAGAAGACCAAGCGTTCGTTTCTATAGCCACCCTTGAAAGCCGCATTCTTCTCACAACCGGTACCTCTACTAATGATACAACCGGTACCGCTACTAATAGTAGTAACGTTAGTAGTATTAGTATTAGCGATGACAAAACGTACTTATGCGCCAGAAGAAGTCACATCGCGGCACTCATCCAAACTAAGAAGAATGCGAGGAAGTCGAGGTTACAGGTGATACAACCATGAAGTACTTGAACAACTGTTTAAGGACTTCATTTGATTTAATTCAGAGGAGCGAACAATGCGTCTAGTGATGCGGTCGCGTTATCTTTACATGGGGTGGAAGACACTGATGCCAAGATTCCATCGTCGAAGAAACCTTCAAACGCATTAACATGCCCTAGTGGAGAAGAAGATGCTTTTGAGTCCGCTTTTGTTGTGGCAGACAGTGTTTTGGAAGGTATTTGTGTTGTTGTTTCATGTGATGATGGGGGCGATTCCATGAATTGTTCTTTGTTGTTGTCACCGTATATGTAATTTATCATGTCCACGTCCTCCTCCTCATCTGACCTTTCTCCAATGTCGCTGTTGTAATTGGTGATGTAGCTTCTATTGTAATTGGTGTCGTCGCGTTCGGGGTAGTAGTGTTGCGGAATGCGTTGTTGTTCTGACGAACGGGAAGTCGCGATGTTCTTAAAAACAAAGTGAATGATGACCACAGATAGTCCAGCGAGGATTGAATTTTTGAGCGCGGTGCCAACAGGTGATGTTATAGACATGATATAGAGGGACTTGTTGAGTGCTGCCTAAACTGCGGCTCCAAGTAGTTTAAAATGAATCACGATTTTTTTACAAGCAATGGAAGCCACGCGTTCTGTGCATCGTTAATTCGTTAATCATAAAAAAAAAAGTGTTTCAATGTATTGTTCCATAAAAATAAAGCGGAATGCAGGATATCATTGTAATGAACCAGGTGTCTGCAAGGGATTTGACCACCATTAGCAAGGAGCGTGAACGGAAACAACGTGAAGTCTTCGTGGTAGTTCTAGAACGTGTTTATTCCCGGATCAAGCGGTGCGCATCTGTAGGAATGTATACGTGTCACTTCGAAATTCCAGAGGTTGTTTTTGGTTACCCGATGTTTGACATCGAGAGATGCATCCGATTTTCTATGAGGCACCTCGTGATGAACGGTTTCGAAGTGTCACGCGTCAACGCCACGAAAACAATGGACATCAGTTGGCTACCACATGACAAGTCGAAGGCCTCTTTCCGGCACGAGATCCGACCAAACACAGTTAATCTTCCATCGTCTACTACTCAGAAACAATTCAGAGACACTTCATCGAGGGATGTCCGTCCCATTCCATCTGTTGTGCATGGAGATAACGATTTGATATTGTCTATCAAACGCCGTCCAATCGAGTCGCAACAACCTTTCAGGTGCATCGACTCGTTCGTCCCTCACAACATTTTTCCCTCACGGTGATCTCCAAAAAAATATGAAAACAACTGTATGGGAACTTCGTCCTTGTAAGATGAACAAAAAGTTGAAAGATGCGTTACAGATTGTCGCAGGAGTATTTGTAGTGTACTTAATATACCTGATTTCGTTGTTTGCAACGAACAGGGACGGGTTGATGCCGAAACAAAAGAAGGTTGACCACAAAGTAGAAGTGTTGATGATTAACGGCTGGATCTCGATGGCAGAGCTTCACAACCGTTTCTTCACGACAAGTAACGAATACGCGTCCAATTACATGCCTATTCGTCCTTCCTACAACCGAAAGGGCGGCATCCAGTTCACTTACCAATTTTGGATCAACATGCGCAACACCGATTCCCATAACGTCAAGTTCAGGGACATTATTTTGAAGGGGGACCCTACCGTCTTCGATTACAGAATGGTTCGCTTTACCGACAAAGATTTCAGTGTAGCCACCGGTGTGAATGAGCGTGTAGAGAATAAAAGGACGGTAACTACGAAGTGTCCACGTATTCTTTTCGGACCAACCTACGATTCTTTCCAGGTCGAGTTGAACACAATTCATGACCCAGACGAGCGCTTCGTTATCCGGTCCGTATCAAACACGTCTAACAGCAGCCTCCGCAGAAACGTCATGAAATTGGGACAGGACAAGTGGATGCTTATGACGTTTACATTCGAAGACCACGTCGCTATCAGCAATCACGAGGAGGGCATCATCATCCGTGCATACATCAACGACACGTTGTATGCGACAAAAAAGATCGCCAGTGCCATGCGACCTAACAAGAACCGACTACACCTCTTCCCAGGGAAGAATCCTATCTCGAACAACCGCATCGGAAACATGATTTACTACAACCGCGCTCTCAATCAAGAGGATGTCTCATCAGTATACTCCAAAGGAAAACCGACTAAGTATGCCAACATGAAAGATGGAATTGGGGAACAACTCAACCTGTCAGAGCACAACAAGGCAGATTCTTACAATACATAAAACGGGTACACTAAAATTCAACGGCATTTCCAAGAGTGTACATGAGCCATGAACGCGACCACAATGTACACACACCGCATTCCCAGCACTACAATGTGAAGTACATGCAAAAATTATATAAATGCATGAACCTATGCAAAAGATAGATAACGAATCCTCAATCAAGAGCTTACAACATGCGATTCAACTGCACAACCAGTAGTCCTTCGAAGCCGGGGTCTCGGCTCCCATTCGGTCCCATGTACAGAGCGCGCGACGTAAATAGAGTGGGCAGCATCCCTATGAAACTCTATCCAACCCACCGGGTGGGTACCTAAGAGCTGGATTGTTCCGAAGAGCTGGATGAATCCCTGTAATATCTCTCACCACAACATTTGTTTGTATTGCGCAGGGATTCGGTGGTCACCGAAGCAGCACTACTAGCACCAGGCGACAAGAATCAACTGGTACTAGTAGGAGGAGTGAACGTTCGCATTACTCATCATCAGTTCGCGAGAACGAGCACCTAAAAGATCGGTTCCATGACCGGGAGGAGCGGTTCCATGACCAGGATCGGTGCCATGACCGGGAGGAGCGGTTCCATGACCAGGATCGGTGCCATGACCAGGAGGAGCGGTACCATGACCAGGATCGGTGCCATGACCGGGAGGAGCGGTACCATGACCAGGAGGAGCGGTACCATGACCAGGAGGAGCGGTACCATGACCAGGATCGGTGCCATGACTGGGAGGAGCGATGCCATGACCGGGAGGATCGGTACCATGACAGGGAGGAGCGGTGCCATGACCGGGAGGATCGGTGCCATGACCGGGAGGATCGGTGCCATGACCGGGAGGATCGGTGCCATGACCGGGAGGATCGGTGCCATGACCGGGAGGAGCAGTACCATGACCGGGAGGAGCGGTGCCATGACACTGATCTAGGAATGTCTCCATCGATGTCCTTATCAACGTTGAACCGAAGCGAGATATGTGCGGCTTACCTATCATATGGCGATTCCCAGGGCTTGGTCACGCCGTTGCAGATTATGTGGTGGAAGTACTGGTTGTCTCCAGAGGCCCGCCATAATTGGAGGGAGCGATCATGGACTCACCGAGACATCATGCGCGTGATCGTTCACATCCACCCTGACAAGAGTGAGACCATGCGCGGAGATGACATGGACTATGAGGAGCACTTGTGGATGGACGAGCTCTCCAAAGAACTATTAAATGGGAGGGACACTGCATCTTGTCCCGTGTTGCCAGACATGGTTCGAAACGTTATGAAGGAGCTGTATGAAACACAATCCTAATGGGCGTTCCAGCCTCCCGGTCGATTTTTACTGGTTGCGAAAATGGTCTGTAGCGGAATTGTGATTCCTCGGTGCTGATATCTCAGGCTATCGAGTCGTTCCGGATGCTCTTAATTTTGAGTATAAATCCTGAATAGTTCAGAATAGTCCAATGGCGAGTAACGCAAATACGACACCATTCATCCAGTACACATCTATAGACGAGCCTTTTAAATTAACAATGAACGCTGAGATTATGTACACCAATAAAGTGAGGATCCAAAACATGTAATACGATTTACTTGCACTGGTTCTCTTCTTGCTCAATTCCATGTTGCGGTACATTGTCATCGCGTCCTCCTTGCGAACCATTAGTTCATTGTTGCCGCGCAGTACATAACTTCTAAGTTTCTCATTGGTTTTGGAGATATTGACAACTTTTTTGTACATCGCCATGATGGCATGGTCACCTGTCGTGACGTCCTGGCGCGCGTAAAAATGAACGATCGTGTTCATAAACGTCTTCATAAGCATGGGTGACAGTTGGACCGCTATTTTCGCATCACTCGCTATGTTCTCGAGTTCGTTCAATAAAATAAATATTATTTGAGTGGCAGCTGTCATCAAGAGCATTTCTGCTGTGCGAGAGTCATACACAGTCGAGTCTGGACGGACTAAAGGCTGCCCTGTAGACATGTTTATAAGCCTGTCATCTTTGCAGAACATACCAACGTATAATGCTCTCACAAAAGGCCTCAACCCTATGAAGTACATCGCCTTAATCTGCGACCCTTTTAGAGGAGATGATGAACTCGAGTGGAAGTCGATGGCGATCTTCTCGCATTTTTCATCACACTCCTCGAGTGTCCTTGCCGAAACAGGGAACTCATTCATGATCAATACAGCGGTGTTACTAATTAGAGTTAAGTACTCACCATATTGCGCTTCAGAAAACTTAGTTGTCCCGAATGAGATGAATCCGTCTTCGTCGCGGCCTGTGTTAGGCTCAGTTCCAATAATAGCGCTCATTTGCATGGTTGCCATCATAGCGCCTGCGAAAAGAATCTTGGTAACGATTTCGCCAGGGGAGGAGTTTTGCAATGATGAGAATGCGCCTCCGATAATGAGTAAGTAAACGTTATTGGCGGTGTTCGAAGATAATGAAAAAAACCTCTTGTTGGAAATCGCTCGATCGAGCTCCTTTACCCCACCCGTGACGATCGGTTGCAAGTACATGCGATCCGTAAGCTGCGTAAAGTCGAGACGATTCGAGTCAGTCAACGCCCTTAGGACGGGGTGCAATACCGCCTTAGTCAAGGGTGGAACTGCGATAGAAGTTGTATTTTGTCGCTCTTGCATGCTACAGTTGGCGTAAAATGAAACATATATCAGATGGAAATAAATAAATGTACGACATCTCCGTTAGAAAATTGGCGTTAAGAATGGTCGCTGAATTGGGTTAAAAACTTCTGTGTGTTACGAACATCAGTCTGTGGAGGTGGAAACGTTTTGGTGTGAATTTTTCAAGCATGCATGATTGCCTCAAACCTTTCAAACGCGACAATCTCGTCGTTCCCTGTAACCAACGCATTAAGCAACAACATAAGCAATGCGTTTGCAACAATTACGTTCTGGTACTCCTTTCCCTTGTAGTCATCGATCCTTTTGCGACCGTCCTTGGACACGTGGATGTTTGCCTTATTAGATACCCATTTCATATTGGACTCGATGAACTTCTTCAGAGATGTTTCAATTATTTCGTTCCCGGTGATCTTCTTCCTATTGATACCACGCACCAAGGAATCACCGCATGACATTTGAATCACGACATAAGGCAACAACATCCTATGCTTCTCAGAAAGGTTGTCGTAATCCTTCCTATCGATTATCTCGAGCAGGGGGGCAGGATTCAAGCAAGAACCGCAAACTATGTTATTGTACCGAAGCAACAAGCTATTAAGTTCGTCGTACGACGAAAACGGACACGCTTCTGGAGGTTGTGTGTTCGGGACGTGATCATGAACTACCCATGAATTATACACAACTTCGTCCTTTCCTAATGAAGTCTTGGTCTTGGTCTTGGTCTTGGCACTTGTGGCGGAGGGTTGATTTTTCATTAGTACAATTGTCATGATCATACATTTGTTCTCAAATAATTTTCGATTACTTCATGAAAATATAAATTTCCTCTTAAAGTTGTTGCATGTCAATGCCTTGTTCGGGAGGGACAAGTGAATTGAACAGGCGCCGGTGGAGCAGACTCTACGCGTTCTGGGTACCTTGAAAACTGACAGACCCTAAGGTGGTTCTGGGACGACATGTCGATGCGAGGGTGGCACACAGGCTTGATGTATTCCTTTCCCTGGATGCTTCCGTCGGCAGTCGGGAGGAAGTTGAAGCCTGGGCACTTGGTGCTGGGGCGGTTGATCCCTTTTAGATCGTTCTCGATGTCCACCAACGTCCCGTTCACATGCGAAACGTTCGTTCCGCCCACGATACCGATATCGACACGGCACTTATCGCAGTGCTCGTGCGCCGAGAGGTCAAGCATGTACTCTACAGGGGCCGTGCTCTCACCGAGACTCGTCGAGTAAGCGCATGCGTCGTATATAAGCCGATTCATGTGTAGTATGGATTCACTTAGTTGGGATGGACAGAATACTAAGAGATAACATTTTTTTTCGTACTCAGACCCGGTTGTTTGATGACGATGCTCTTGTTGGCAGTGGGCAGGAGGACACGGGAGCCGTTAGGAAGCACCATGGCTGCCACTGCGTCAAGTGAGGGGAGCACATGATCTATTTCTCCGTTTACAGATGCATGGGCGATGACTACAGCCAACGCTTTTGCAGCCATGCACTCATGTGTGGACGGAAGGTACCGGATAGCGTTGAGAGAGGGGCACTGCTCTAATGTGACCACGATATCTGAGGGAGTTGCCTGGTCGAGGGGCGCAGTTCGGAGGTAGCCATTCATGCACCGGACCACGGTGCGCACGTTCGCGCTCGACTTAGTTTTAATGGATGATGATGCCCCATGAACAAAGAACGCCTTTTTGAATTGTTTTCTTATTTCCTCGCGGAGGGAAGCTGTATCGTTGCCGTGTTTAAGAGAGGCGAATACAAGGAACAAACTGTACAACGCTCTCGAGCTGGGAGAAGCGGACGCAAACGCTCGATTGTCCAAAATAACGGGGATGGGCAATATCGATTTCTTGTTACAATTACCATTGTTACAATTACCCATGTTATCATATTTATGGGTTCTAGCAACGTATACACGTGTGCTGCTTTGCTGAATCTCCTCATCTCCGTCCTCTGTTGTGATTGTGAAAGGCCCCCCTATGAATGTATCGAACAATTGCACGACATGCTCTGAATTAAGATTCGGGCTCGCGAATTCTATAATGTTCGCCCCTCTCAATCGGTTACTTGTGGCGTCGATCATGGTTTACAGTTGTTGTGTTCTTAAATATAAAACACGAATCTTTTTTTACTTGATGGGAATCGGAGACATGGAGAGGCGTTTCATTGAACGACGGGTCAGTGCATCGTCGTTAAGTCGTTTCTTCTCCCAGTGCACATAGACATGTCTTGCGCCACCTGTGATTCGCACCAAAAGGTTTTGCACGATAACTTGTGAAAGGTATTGCTCTGCATTTTGTTTGTTCCCCACTACACCATCGTCTTCTCCTTCGCTCACTATGACGAACGATATGGCTGTTATAATGGTGGTTCGCACCGCATTGAAGATGGCGAGGTACGTGGGGGGATATTCAAATGCATGTTGGATGAAAAAATCGCCTCTAAGTTCACCGTTCTTGATTCGGATTGGGAAGAATACCTTGAAAGGACCGCTCGGGAAGAATTCTTCCAGAGGGCTCGATGTGATCCTGCCCACCATGTCGTTGACGTGCTCTTCCATGTCCCATGTCACGAACTTGCCACCACCCTTTTCGATAAAGTTGAAGACAGTCGCGTCCTCCTTGACGTTCTCGAACCTAACCCATTGTACACTTGCAAAGTTCACGTAATTACTCTTACTACTACTATGCGATCGATCCTGACGATGCTGCTTCTTTTTGTCATGGCTATCTAAAGAATTCTTCTTGTTATCATTTCTATCCAAAATGCGATGACCATCGCCATCATGATGCTGCTCCTCCACCTGTACACTCTTTTTTTCTTTTCGATTTCGATTGCGATTCCGACCACCTGTTTGCGCTGTTGCAGGCATGAATGATGTCCATACAGCTAGGGACATTTTATAGTGGAACACGAACACAAAAAAATAAAATTCAAATTCAAATTCAAATTTAAAAAAAATAAAATTCAACGGGACGATCCTCCGGAATGACTCTCTACACTCGACGGAATACTACATCAGCACCGCGGAATCAACTTCCTCAAAATATTAGTGAACCACGGCCATTTGTTTACGTTCTTCTGTAAGAATATTTCGTGAACAATGGATGGGGTATTGGTACATTGTGGCGATCCTTGTCGAACAACAAGGGTGGGAAAACAATCATGGGATTTGGTAGGTTTGTATCGGGGTCTGTATGCGGCCTCAGCGTTGCGCCCAGACGCGACTTGCACTGGCGTTCAATCCATGTGTTTCCCACACGCATCACAGCCTCCGTGTTAATATTCCAGAAGTCTGAAAACATCGCATGCATCTTTGCGCACGGGATGCTGGCCCTGTTGAGTGTAGGAAATTTCTCTCTGGCAAACGCATCGAACAAAGCGATGTTGTCGACAGGTGCAGGCTTTTGCTGGGGCTCTGGCTTCTCGATCCCCTGGTCCTCAGGAGAATCTGAGGACACAACATCATCGTCCGACTCTTCGCTCATCATGCTCTCCCGGGCCTGCATTAGCGCGGAGAGCAGGCCAGTAACCACGTTTTGGTCTCCCTCAAAGTACTCTGCCCCTAAGTCCGTTCGCTGCTTGAACCATATCTTCATTGTCGCGAGGATCAGGCGCTCGTCCTTTGACGCGGACGGCGTGTGTCGTACCCAAATGTAAAAGCTACCCTTGGGGTACCCTCGAAGTCTGTCTGCTGGGTTTGCCTTTCTACTCATACCTATTTTTATGACGGGCTCTTTGGTCTTTGTAAACTCGCGCTCCAAGAGAGCGTACACGAATCCTGTTTTCATCCTGTTTGTTGTTCTTCACAATCACCTCACATTCACCTCACATTCAACTCACTTAATTAATCGAGTTATGTTTACACTGAATACAGTTGTTAATGGGCGTTCCAGCCTCCCGGGCGATTTTTACTGGTTGCGAAATAAACTTACATTACAACTTTATTTGAGAACAAGTGTAAAGAAGAGGGTCTTTAATCGTTCACATCCAACCCAACGGACATGTGAAAGATATGTCCGGTGTTACACTCATCCCCCCATTGATTTATTCATCAGATGTTGAAGAAATTTGTAGCAATGCTGTTGCCTTGTCCCGATCAGCTCAAGTTGCTAGTTCGATGCATATGCGTCCAACATCTTCAGAGCGAAAAGCTGCATTGAAAGTCATCGTTGAGTTTGCTCGAGAACGCGGTCGCATAATATACGGGGGCTATGCTATACACACTCTTCTCGTGGCGTCAGACAAAGAAGGGCTCTACAACGATGATGACGACTACATAGACGTTGAGTTCTACAGCCCCACGCCTCTTGAGGACGTTGCTGAGTTGTGTATGACGTTGTCTAGGAATCACGAGTTTGTTCGCGGCAAGGAGGCGCAGCATGACAGCACCTTCACGATCAGCATCGAATTCGTACGCATGTGCGATGTGACGTTCGTTCCAGAGTCCATCTACCACAAGATTCCATGTGTGGAAGCAGTTCCCAAATCAAAGGTTGTACATCCGCAGTTTGCTAAGCTGGACATCATGAACATGCTCTGCGACCCGTTCAATTCTCATTGGCGCCTAGAGTATGCGGTGAGACGCATGCTACTCATCGAGCAGAACTTCACGTCGGAAACGAATTGGGTAGAATCAGGGCTACGAATTGTCGAACAAGAACACCCAAACCCACCCATGAATGGACCCGCCGCCTCATGCAATGACGATCATCTTCTAGTATTTCGTGCGCGCGCCCTTGCTCGCGCCTTCTTTGCATCCCGATCTTCGAGGTGCGTAATGGTGGGAGGGTGCGCTCTGGATCACTTCATGAATGCCTTATCACCGCCATCCGACAATCATCATGTTGCAGAAGAGTGCGATGTCTCTGTCATGTGCACGTCCGCGTTCATCGAGGATATCACCGCCTTGCGCGCCGCCCTTACGGATCTTACACCAGACACGGAGTGGCGCGCGTTCCGCCCACTGTTAGGGCTGCTTGACGGACGTAGCGAAGTCAGCTTGCACGGTCATATCATTGCGATAGCATTTGACAGCCACACACGTGTAGTGCCGTCGTGCGGGTTCATGACTCTCAATGATGGTCCAGATGAGGTCTGCCTACGTGTAGCAAGCTTCACGCAGACGCTCCTGAACGCAAGAGCACTGCAGATTGCGTGTGAGTGGGAGGGATATTCGATGCGGAGCGATGCTCAACAGGAATTGTGCACACGTCTCATAGTGGCGCGTGATAATGCTAGGAACGAGGCTATGCAAGAGACCACCGCTTCAGCGTCACCTTGGTCGCTTCTCTGTCCGGATAACGTCTTTCGCGATTTCTACCTCGATTATGTGGGTCAACCGCAACATCCAATGCGGGTGCACATGGGTCGCACGAACGAGCGGATCGCCAACGCCCCATCGGATTCCGCGTGGTTCTCGTTCGACCCGCACCATACGCATCAGCGCCCGCATGGAAAACATGTCACCGAAAACAGCAAGTGCAACTCGAACTTGAGAGTCGGTAAACGTACTTTTGCACGTGTGGATGGATCTCTAGATGTCGGGGGAAGTATTCCAGCTTGCGCCGCATCCACAAAGTAGTACCGCTTAAACACTGATTGTGTTATGCAGGAGGGAGGGTACTTAAGGAGTTGTTCGCCTACATACGGAGTCCTGTTAAATCAAACCATCAGAGTTCACCATGCCTCATTCATTTCTATCGTTTGACGTGGGAACGAGGAACCTCGCTTTCTGTCGAATGTCGTTTCCGGAAAATTCGATAGCGTCCGGAAAGGTCACTGAATGGGAGGTGATTGATCTCGGAGGGTCGTCTGTATCCAATTTCCCTGAAAGGTGTGCCCTCGTGTTGACCGCCGAAATGGAGAAGCGGTTTGGAACCAAATTGAGAGAAGGTGGCCAAGGAGAGAACATCGACTACGTCCTTATCGAGAGACAACCCAAGCGTCGCAGCATGATCATGATGGCCGTTCAAATGTTTTTGTGCCAGTACTTCAGCGAGTTTGTATTGAGGAAGCAAGTCGGACGCGTCGTGTTTGTGAGTCCTGTAATAAAGCTGAAGACGGATTGCTTACCCGTTTCAATGGATTCATTACCACCTCTGAGAGAGCTGCTAGAACGCTTTGCAACAGTACCAGTGGTGATTGATATGTCAATCGACTCCGATGCCCCTCTAGAGGACGACAACCGTGGCAATAGAGGAGGACCTAGTGGAACTGTTGAAAGCAGCAGGGGGCGACGTGGACGTGGAAGTTCATTGCCGGAGCAACGTAGGAAGTATGCACTGAACAAGGGGGACGCCGTCGTTCGAACGTGCGTTCTTCTTCACGATGTGATCAAGGATCACTCGATTATGTCCGAGTTCTTGGAGGAGAAAAAGAAGGACGACTTGGCAGATGCATTCATGCAGTGTGTTTGTTATTTCGCGTCCACTGTGATGATGAAACCCTGATTCCAGATCATCCATCGCATCACATCGTAATGGGCGTTCGCAATACTGAGGACAACGTAAACAAAGTGTACAACCGACTTGTGAATGAAATAGAAACAAGTCTCGAAAATATTTTCCAATATCTGTTCGAACCATCGAAGGTCATCCTGAGGGAAGTTATCTTGGCAGGCAAGAAGGCGATGGCGAGCATCTGTAATGCGGGATCATCGACACGACGACAAAGCCCATCGGCTATCGTGGCATCACTCATTTATCTCGGCAGCTTATACGACAAGACTGGAGTCCCACCTGTGAAGTGGTTTTGCGTCACCTTCAACATATCGGAGTTGAATCTCAACAAAGCTGTGACCAAGATGAAGCAGCATCTCTCACCTGCGTTGTTCGAGGAGGAACCCTGATTCCAGATCATCACATAGTGTTGATGTTCATGATTGTGTACATCAGTAAAACAATAAGCGCCATGAATGCGGCATTGATATTTGTAAACAGTACCTGGTATTGTATCTTCGCCAATGTTTCCTCTTCCTTGCTATTGCAATCGGTGTCTTTTATGAATACCATCGTCCCGACAAGAATAACACTGACCAACACAACTACCATCGCAATGTGGAGATCACGATGGCTAGATGACAATATGGAGAATAACCGGCGAAGATCTAAGATATTCAATAACCGGTTGCGTACATTTGGAATCATGTACTTGGACACAACTAATGTAATAATGCAGAAGGTGGAGCAAAATAGAACTCCCAATGACAAAGCAAAAGCCGCCGTCATATTACCGTGAATGCTTAGAGCCAAAAAATACAAAGGTGTCAACTTTGTTGTGTTTTTGTCTGGGTCGGACACATGGATCTTCAGACGGCGATACAGATTGCTCGAAAATTTGGGGAGCATCTTGTCGTACGATAACAGACATAGGACGAAGAATATAGCAGCCGATGCTAGGAACATGTGCAACGATTTACATTGGAAGCCTTTTTTTTCGACAGAAAGACGCCGCCGCCATTACAAAGTTGTTCTCAACATTTTTTTCCGCCCCATTTACAAATGGCCCAATTCAGAATCGACTGGTTCACGGATCACATACCCGCATGGGAGAGTATTCTGCTTGACCCGAAATGGAGGGGCAAGGCATCCTACCGCAACAATGGAGTGCATGCGCTACTCGTAGGCGCATATGAAGGCAGGGTCCTGCAGTGGCTAATAGAAAATGTACTCGCAGGACCTAAGGACACTGCCACCGTCCTCGACCCGTTCGATTACAAACCGTGTGTGTACGAGCGCGGACAGGCAGTGTGGAACCCACCTGAAAACGTTAGAAACACGCTCCAAAAAGTTGTGGATAAAGCAGGCAATTCAACAGTGCTGCCCCCAGAAACGTCACTGGCATCCCTTTCTAATTCTTCGTCCTCAGGTGGAACGTACGATATCGTTTACGTAGACGCAAAAGATTCGGTGCATGCTCTCGAGAGCGGCGTACACGCAATGCGACTCCTTCATCCGAGCGGAATTCTCGTGTTCCAAAACTATGTGCACAACCAGGAGCACGACACGAACTGTCCACGCATAGGTATCGACGCATTCTTATCGACATATGTGCGTTACATCCGCGTGCTGAGGAACACGTTCCACACGTTCGTCCAGAAACGCACGACGGCCGAGGCACTGCCAAAACGTGTTTGCCATGCCGAGATGTTCCCATTACCCGAAGAAGACGAACCTAAATGCAGGATCGAAAAAGTAAGCGGAAGAAAAAAAAAATAATGTTTTGTCGCGTCCCCGAATCAGCGGCCGTCTCACGCATGGTCGATGGGATGTACATTCATTGGGAGGGCCCCCCATTAACCGCAGTACGACAATCCGCTTTGCCCCCCACACAACATGAAAAATAGTATAAAGGGTTTGTCTTACACAGAAGACTCATAGTAGATAGATAGATTAGATTAGATAGATGACATCATCTACTCCTCGACTCAACTTGAAGAAGTATGTTTTTCGCAATACTGAGGACAAAGTAAACAAAGTGTACAAACGACTAGCGAATGAAATCGAAACAAGTCTCGAAAATTGTTTCCCATATCTGTTCGAACCATCGAAGGTCATCCTGAGGGAAGTTATCTTGGCAGGCAAGAAGGCGTACGCGAGCATCTGTAATGCGGGATCATCGACAAGACGACAAAGCCCATCGGATATCGTGGCATCAGTCATTTATCTCGGCAGCTTATACGACAAGACTGGAGTCCCACCTATGAAGTGGTTTTGCGTCACCTTCAACATATCGGAGTTGAATCTCAACCAAGCTGTGACCAAGATGAGGAAGCATCTCTCACCTGCGTTGTTCGAGGAGGAGGGGAGCTCGCATCTCAAGAGGATTGTGATTGAAGAGGTCAAGACTATGCTTCACGAAGTGGCACAACCGCTCATCGACGGCATCGACACTAGACGTGC